CTGTATTTTCAACAAATGTGCTATTTTGTAATGTTAAGACTCTGTTTAATTGTTCATCCTTAATGGCGTATGCTTTTGCAATAGTACCGTATCTAGGTGGTAAGGCATAAGAACGTACAACATAATCTTCTTTAGTTACAACACGATTTTGCGCATTAAAAAATGCAAGAGCATTTTCTCTAGTTTCTTCCAATGATTCTCCAGACCCACCTCCAGTTGCCGGGAAGTCATTTCTAATCTGTGCTGTTAGTATTGTTGCAGAGAACGCGGCATTTTCCGAAATATTGTATCCACTTGTATCATTTTGTACTATCAAATTGTTAATGTTTACTATAGTATTCGCATTTGAGTTTGATTCAACTCCGTTGCCTACCAAATATGTTACAGTTAATGTAGTATTTGATGGTGCTAATCCATATGCTGTACTATTTAAAAAATTAAAATTGTTTATAGCTACGTTTGGTACAGAATTTACTATAGAATTTCCATATTGGTTTGTAGCTATCTGTCTAGAGTCTACCAGTATATCTTCGTCAGAGTCATTTGTTGTTCCTGAGCCAAAAACTAACTCTGTTTTTAAATCTCGGTTAATACGGGTAACAAATCGTCGTGGAGCTTTACGTAATCGTAGTCCGGCAGATGGCATCATACCACCCTCACCGTTATCAGATAATTGTACATCATCCATGATAACATCTTGTGCAAGATAATCTACTTCATACCACGTATTATTTGAACTGTCAACTACTTTAATAACATTTACTACGTTTTCATCTTGTATAGTTCTTGATGTAAATCTCTCTGCAGTAGTAAAGGAAAACGTAGTAGTTTTTTCAGTCCCTGCAACTAATTTTGCTGGTTTTGTTACTATAAAATTGACAGGGTTACCTGCCGAAAAATCTTTAGGGACATAATCTTCAGAGACTATATCTGTAAAGTCTATAGGTTCTACAAGTCTAAACGTAATTGAATCTGATTCATTTGTGCTAAACGTTGAGCCAAGTCCTATCTTTAAAAGATATTTTTCGTCTGGTACATATTGACTACCACTGAGTTTAGCCGGGACAACTATAGATAATTGTGCTTCCGTTGAAGCTACAGAGTTTAATTTAGGTTTATATCCCAAAAATTGTGCGATGGTTATTATATTTGACTGTTCTTCTGCATATGCCATCAAGTTTTCTTTAAATGAATTATCAATATAAAATGACAAGACATCACCGAGATATGATGCCATTTCTATAAACATCATACCAGGTGATGCCTCATTAAAATCCGCATATGTATTTGGATAATATGCTTTAGTAAATTCTATGAAATTTTGTCTAAAATCCGTAAATGTCTTTGAGATGTAATTAATCTGCTTAACATTTGGTCTAGGTTGGATTTTAATCGGTTGATTTGTTGCCATTTATGACTCCAATTATAACGACACAGTTATTGAATCTGTGACGTTGGGGTTACTTCTAAATCTATACGAAACCGATAAATCAATTCTATGTTGATTTCCGTTTACTGGATTTTTTACTTCAAAATTTGTAACTTCTAAAAATGGCATCCACCGTTCCGTGGCTTCTATTACTGTCAATCTGGCATTATCTAAAGTATTTTCTGTTATATTTTCAAATAAAATACGATGTAGATTTGTACCAAACTCTGGTTGCATTAACCTTTCACCTTTTTTAGTTAAAATTAAATTTTTGTAATTAGACTTTACCTGTTCAAACACAGTGATTGACTGTTTGAACATTCCTGTGTTACCATTGGTGATTGGTAAGGTAATTCCAATATACTTTTGTGCCATATTACTTACTTAATCCCATTTTTTTCATCAATGCAGAGTAATCTTTATTGATAGCTTGAACTGTAGGATCTTCTGGACTTAATCCCGCCGGTATGTTTACCATGTTTTTTGTACTAGCTACGATGGTGTCCCCATGACGCTCAAGCCCCATCATCTGCGCTAATTTTGACCTATCAATTGATTGTTTAGGTTTGGCAGACATGGTAGATTCTTGCAGTGATTTAACTTCCTGCACTGCTTCTTCTAGAAGTTTCGGTAAAACTTTTCTTACTTCATCTTCTATTGTTTCTTTTACTATTTCTCTAACATATGCTTTGAATAATGTTTTGTCCATATATTAACTCTCTTAGTTTAAATAATTCCAACCGTAACCACGAACTGTCCATTTTCTTGTTTACTATTTAACACTGTTGCCTGAGTTTTACCACAACACTTTAAAACTCTTGTTAACATAAATATCCCCTTATTTGTCGCTTCTTCTAAAGAAGAACCTATTTCAGTTGCTACACAATTAGATTCATTTGAATTTACTGGTCGTGCCGTGTTTTGCTGGTTTGATAAATTTATAGAATCTTGACGTGCGATAAATGGTGTTTCTTCTTCTTGTGCATCACGTAGTTGTTTATTTATAATTTCTTGTTGACATTTTCTTTTTTGTTCTTCTATTTTTTGATTAATACGTTGTTTGAAATCGGCAACCGTTGGTATTTCTAACGGTATATTTACATCAAACCCTAGTAGTATTTTTAATGGTTCTGGTATAGCCGGTAATGTAGGTATGGGTATATCTAATGCGTATAAATTTATTAATAAATTCAACTGTAGTAGTTCTAACTCAAAATTAAAACACCCGATACCGTCTAGTAGTGGATCTACAACACCATCTACTATTTGTTGTTTAACTTGCCCACCAAAAGATGCATTTATATTTATATTTTCTAACTGTTCGGCATACGTCTGCAATTTACTTAATAGTTCTTCAACTTTTTTCTTAGCTTCTTCCAACTTTTGCCTAGCTTGTTCTAGTTCCTCTGGAGTTTTTACTGGAGTAGAACTAAAGTTTACTGGTAACTGTTTCATACAGAATTAGTTTCACTTGTAAAATTGTTTCTACTATTAAATGATGCTAGTTGGGGTGTAGGCCCCAACCCTGCAACTAACGATGCCATTAACGCAGGGTTTAATGTGGCCGGACCTACCGGTGTTAATATACCTCCAGTAGACAATACTTCTATTAATTTACTTAACCATTGTGCTAAACTAGCTCCTAACACCATAGGTTCCCTAGTATCTGCGTGTCTACCTATAAATATATTTTGTCCTACAATTGAAAAAGTTTTACTAGTTTTGAATCCTAAATCATCAAGACTAACAAACGCAAGTTGTTTAGCCTCTAATGTGATTGTATCATCTGCTTTTATGTTAATATCTCTAAACGCTCGTAAATGTATCGTCTGTTCTGTATCTAACGTAATTGAGTTTATTGCACTTAGATTTATTTCTGTGTTTGAAAATAATGAAATTTCGTTAACCTTACTGTTTAAAATAACTCTGTCAGAGTTTATAAATATCTGTGCTCCTGTATAGTCTACTGTTCTAATGACAGACGACAATAAATGTGCTTTTTGTTCCAAACTACTTAACGCCGTTGACGCTACAAAATTAACTTTTTGGTTCGCAACCATCCAAATAGAACTTTTGTCTTTATTTATATTTTCATAACTAAGAGAATAGTTAGTAATAGTATTTCCTGTAGATAACTGTCTGGGGCGTTCCCATGTTCCGGCAGTTAATAAAATATTTGCTTGAGGTATGGTTGTAGATGGTCCTGCAAACAAGCTGGATCCCATTCGTATAAAGTTACCATATCTTCCAGCAAAAGTAATATCTCCGATATTTGACCGCAGTGGTCGAACATTTGGATTAAATATGTTCGTTACTAAGGTTGTACGGTCACTTGCAGTTATCGCTTTAGAAGAAACACCGCCTTTAGATAATTCTCTGGAATCTCTATTTGACGCTACTACATCAGACTTTTCTCCAAAAATTAAAGGAATTAATGCAGATGTATTTTCTTTAATATTTCTTCTGGTACTTAATTTTCTACTGTAGAAAAGTGTTCCAAACGCTTTAAAAACTATTACCTGTTCCCCTACCAACGGAAAGTCTTGTATATTTAGTTCCAACGGAAAAGCCGTTTTTAGACTAGACTTCGGTAATCCCCAGTCGTCAGGAAGTAGTCGTATTAATGCTTGCCCTATATTACTACCATCTTCTTCATATTTAAGAAAGTTTCCTGCTTCTTCATTGATGATAATGTCTTCTATTATAGCATCAAAGTAAGTTTTAGGAGCATCTACTGGTCCAGTGTTACTTTGATTAGAACCTAACTGGTTTATATTTCCAGCCATTATTTATTCTCCGCAAATACATCATCCAAATCTTTCATATCTTCCTGAAGGTCTTGGATTTCGACTTTAATATCTTTAAGAAGTGCTTCTTTTTCCGATTCCGACAACAAACCATCTAATGATACATTAGATTTCACTCCTACTGACACGATACGTTGAGCAATTTGTGCTACACGGACCAAGTGTTCATCGTTTTTAACGTTCACTTCCA